GGTCATCATTGGTATCATTGGGCTAGTTGTTTCGTTGGTAGCTGGTGTCATTAGTGCGGTAGCTGCTGTATTGCCAATCGTCCTCACCCTTGTTGAGAGCATAATGTTGATTTTTACAGGATTTTTCAATTTCCTGACTGCGTGGTGGCAGATACTGCAGGGTCTTTTCACGGGAAACTTTGAACAGGTCAAGCAAGGTTTTCAGGACGCTAATGATGCGGTCATGATGATATGGAGGGGTTTGTTTCTGGCGATTGAGGATGTAGTTGATATTTTCTGGGTTGGGCTACACGAACTATTGTCCACAGTAATCGAGAGCATCGTTGGATTCTTTACGGACTTGTGGAACCGTTTGATGAATGGGGGTGTCGTTCCCTTAATGCTGGGTGAAATGTTCACAGCGTTCACGACTTGGTTTAGCGACATTACTGAGAGCCTGACAACGTGGGTCAAGGAGAGAGTAGCTCAATTCATGGCATTCTTCAAAGACCTGAAAGAGAAAATCGAGGAGTTTGCCAAAGAACGCCTGACTGGTCTGACTGATTTCCTGACAGCTATCGGGACTAAGGTTAAAGACTTCTTTGCTGAGAGATGGAAAGCGTTCCTTGACTTTCTCAAAGAGGGGAAGAAGAAGTTGGAGGACATTCGCAAGAAGCTCTTAAGTTGGATTCAGGACAGGCTTGACGACATTGAAGCTGGTTGGGAGTCTATCAAAGTAGCTTTCGGAGAGGGCTGGAAAAAGCTCATAAAAGAGAGTGCATACCAGATGGAATTGCTGATGAAAAGCATCACGACATTCGTTACCGATTTTATTGAGGTTGGCGAGAAACTAATTGGCGGTATGGTGCAGGGAGTTAAGAATAAGATAGAAGACCTTGTTGATGAGATTAGCAATGTTGTGGCTGCTGCTCTCGACATGGCAAGAGAGGCTCTTGGAGAAAGAAGTCCATCCAGAGAAGGTATAAAAATTGGCGAGAATTTCGGGAATGCGTTCGTACATGGCATAGTGGATTCTATTAGTAGGAGCTTGCCAGAGATAGCCAAGATTGCAACCAAAGCTGCGGAGACGATTTCCAATTCCATAGGACTCAACAAGCTGATGCCAACAAGTCAATCCATGATGGGTCTCGTTACGGGTTCCGCTCTGAACCCTAACATGCGACCAGCGAGAGAGGGGCAATCTATCGACAGGTCACGCACTGTCAACTACAATCTGACCGCACAGTATCGCACTGAGCAGAGTGAAGCCAGACTGATAGACGACCTCAGTCTGCTGTCGGCAGTTACCGGAGGACGCTGATGGCTGAAAGTTACAAGTTCATTGCTCCTGATACCACAGAGATAACGCTCTCTAACTACACTCTAGTAGACGAGGGTGAGATTGGCATGGCATTACCCTCTAATTACTCCACAGTAGGGGCGCAGCAGGACGGAGCGTTGTGGCAGGGAGTTAGGCTAGTTCCGCGCATTCTCAACGTTGTATGGGACAGTGCATCGGCTACCCGTTCAGTAATGTTTGACGAACATCAGACATTCCTAGCAGCTATGAAACCGTACTCTACCGCAGGGACACTCCGCAAGACGCTCCCTGATGATACTTACTATGACCTTAAGGTACGGATTAACAGTGGTCTAACATTCAAAGCTGATGAGCAGATAGCAGCAGCAACCCAACGCTACGCCATACAGTTCATTGCTTATGACCCTGTATGGAACAAGCAACCACAGGCAACTCATACCGTTTCTCTGGGAGAACTCACAGAACTAGAGTTTCCCATTACGTTTCCCATCGAGTATGGAAGTACCACCATTGATGATACCGATACGGTGACAACTTCCGGTACTTGGAAGGCATACCCTGTCATTACTATCACTGGTCCAGTCACAGACCCAGTCATATCCAACAATACGACAGATGAGAAACTAGATTTCACTGGAACCACGGTAGCATCTGGCGACACCTACACTATTGACTTGACTGCTGGAACCAAGACCGTAGTAGATAGTTCCTCAGTTAATAAGATTGGAGACCTGACCACAGACAGCGACCTCGGAACATGGCATCTCGCAGCAGCACCAGAGGCGACCAGTGGCAACAACACAATCAGGATACAGGGAAGTGCATCAGAGGCAGGAACAACGTCATTCGTGATTGCTTGGTATAATCGGTTTGTAGGGTTATGAGAGATACAACTATTCGCATCGGGCATTGGTGTCCATCATGTCGCATCTATCACGGGACGACATCAGTGCCACCAATTCCATCACAATTGGTTGTCTATGTTGGTAGTCCATTGGACGAACCTATGGACATATCAAGGCGATGCTCGTCCTGTGGATACAAGTACGACATTACATTAGCAATCCTTGACGGCAAGGTTATAGGATTACAAGGGGCATAAGACATGACAGAGATTTCAAGACCATGGGGCGGTACAGCAACAGGTGACAAGGGTCCATATTCAGATGACAACTGGACTGATGCGTGGTCAGGATTATTTGCCAGAACAGGCGCGAACGTAGGCGTCCTGCGAGGGGCAGCCAACGAGCTTGCTGTCACTAGTTCGGGTGACAACGCCATCAGTGTAAACACAGGCGAAGCACTGGTCGATGGTACATGGTATCAGTCGGATGCTGCGACTGCCGTAACCCCTAGTATCCCGTCTGCCAATCCACGCATCGACAGGATAGTTCTGCGGAAATCATGGTCAGCACAGACGGTCAGAGTGACTCGTATCGGGGGAACCGAAGCTGGTTCCCCATCTGCTCCTGCTCTCGTACAAACTGACGGCACAACATGGGACACACCGCTGGCTCAGTACCAGATTGCAACAGGGGCAGGAGCAATCTCTAGCCTCACTGACCAGCGTGAGTTCGTGCATGACCCGACTGGTGCAGTCGATGTGGCAGACGGTGGAACAGGTGCTTCGAGTTTCACTGATGGTGGTATTCTGCTCGGCTCTGGCACGGCTGCAATAACAGCTATGGCAGCGCTAGGAAATGGAGTGATTGTTGTTGGCGATGGCACTACTGACCCGACTACCATCACGGCATTGACAGGTTCCACCGGAACCCTGAAGCATGAGGTCGGTGGTATCGAGGCAGACATCAGCGCGATTGCTGATGGTGGGATTGTAGTTGGCACTGGCACAGGTACAATGGCGATACGTGCATCTGTTCTGACTGGCGGTGCATCAGGATTTCTTAAGCATGAGGTGGGTGGATTGGAGTTCAATGCCTCGGCAGTTACGACAGGCGATATCATTGCAGGTGCATCATCGGGAACCTTGGCGATTGTCGCTGCTTCCGGTGCTAGTGAGGGCGATGTTCTTACTATCCAATCAGATGGAACGACAGACTATGAGACCATTA